CTAAGCGATGCAATGATTTTAAAATATTTGAATTTAAATGACGACTCTAATGATTTTTTATCAATGGATACGAGTTTTAATATTGCAACAATTAAAGGCACAAAACCGTTAATATCCAATAAACTCGATATTATACAAGGACAAAATGATACTATAAATATAGTTGCCTATGGAGACGGTGTTAAAACATTTGAATCATATGATAATGACATTATTATTACCATAAGTCCTGCTGAATATACGAGAGATGAATTAATTGTTGAGATTAATTCTCAAATAAATACGTTAATTAGAGACGATTCTACATTAACTAAAATTCGAACAAAAAGTGATGACTCATATTTTAAAATCATAACTCGTGAAAATGATAATATAAACTCATATTTAATGATTGATATGAATATTCAGCGTAAATATACAACGAGTGATTTTAATGTCGTATTTTATGATAAGCTCAGTTTTTCATCCTGCTTCGTAGGCGTTTCTAGTATTCATAATTCAAAATGGGATACCACAATCGGATGGACATTGGGATTTAGAACTTATACAGTATATAATTTGACAGATGATGGTATTATTAATAATAATTCTATTAAAATATTAGGCGATACGTCTGCTACTAATGTTTTATATAAACATTTTATAATTTGTTTAGATGATTACAATCAAAATCATTTAAATGATGGATTGGTTACAATCACAAACGTCGATAAAGTCATTGCATTACCATCATATGCAATTCGTTCTGAACTTAAATGTAATCCAGTTACTGGTGAATTGGAGTATGATAATAACACATTAACTAATAACCAACTCGAAACAATCGCCCAAATTGCGAATTCCAAAAATAATAAAAATTCAATTGGAGAATCGATACCAAGTGATAGTTACGGAAATGGACCTTTTGTAAAAGACACATTTGGATTAATGCCATTTAAATCAGGTGTGAAGTTTGGCGATTTGCATTCCGAATATGGTGGTACTCTCCAAAATCAAGAAAGACGTTATTTTGGGCCTGTTAATATAAACCGAATGTCTGTTAAATTAGTAAGTGATAAGGGAGACGTTGTCAATTTAAATAATGCGAACTGGTCATTTGCCATAATATGTGAACAATTAAATCATAATATAGATAAATCTAAAAAATAGTAATAAATTATGTAAATGAAAAATTGATATAATAATTTATTAATTATAAATAGTATTATATCAATCAAATGGAATCTCTAATCGAAGAATATATAAAAACATTTACAGAAAAAGATGCAAATGCATATGCAATTGCAAAAGAACATCTAGGAATGTCTTTTCAAATTGAAAAAAGCATAGGGTATAAACAATGGTTAATTGCCCGAAAAATATAATTGTTCATTTAATGCAAAAATCATACTTATTGCCACAAATTACATCGTTGTTGGTGGTGGAATCATCATTATTATCATTTGATTTAGAGTTTTTTTGATGATAAATGTCCCAAATCATTTTATTACATATTTTTATTTTTGCATGACATGAATATAATAAACAAAATGATACACCAATTCCGAAATAACTTATATATTTAATTTGATTAAATTTAAATGCAGTTTGTTTAATGAATTGAAATGGAGTCATTATATTGTAATATACAAGTTATCATTCTATATAGATATTATTTATTAGTTTCCAATGATTTTTTGAATGATTTATAATTTAATACATTTTTTTGCAATGATGTATCATTTTGTATATTATTGTCTAATAGATTTGAATGAAATCCATTATTATTACAAATTGGTTTTATAGATTGTAATAATGAATAGTTACATATTTTACCCAAATAAATAAAACGATTCGACACTGCATTCATATCCAGACTTGATTTATTAGATAAATCACTCGTTTTATAGTTCTTTAATTTCGCAAATTGTAAACATTTGTCAGGTTCAGATGTTGTTAACTTTGTTTGTAACTTTTTTTTAGAATCTCTAAAATGAATTGATATTAATCTAGAATGCTTATCTTCATATGTAATTGAATTATCTACAAAGAAATCTCTACAATAATATAGTAAACAATATTTCATAGATACTGAATTGAGTATATTGTATGGTATACTACGTGAATCTGAATAATATTCAAATCCCATTTTATATGGAGAAAATTTCATAATAATGTTTCCATATGGAGTATTACATAGTAATATTCTACGGTTCCATTGGAGTTCAATATAATTATTAGAAATAGTCATAATTTCATTGAATTTAGTTTTGTCATAAAAACATGGTTCTATATTGTCATTAAATGTGCGAATTGGGTCATGAAATGAATTTAAAAAACGTTTGGAATTATTATAAATAAATTGTTGCAATGGAGTACGTTCAATTATTTCAGGTTTCTTAAAAAACAATTTGCTCAAATTATGTATATAATGAGTTACATCGATTCTCTTGATAATTATTATAGAAGATATAAATAAAAAAAGAGGATGAATTGAATTCATAGTTTTTATATATTACATAATACGTACAATTGCATTTATTACATTTTACGAAGTATCTATATACAATATAATATACCTAAATTGCAAAATACATATATTCAAGTCTTCATACGAACTTGTTCTAGTCTTAATTTGAATAAATCATCCATTTCAGTTTCCATATGTGGAACTTTTATACATTGATAATTCTTATATTGATAATCAGGATGCATACATATTAAATATAATCCGACCACTTTTTTCCCATATTTATGTTCTAATATTGTTTTATATACATTTAATTGTAATGCATAATGCCAAAAGTTTGTATCAGGGATATGAGAAATACATGTTGTTGTTGCATATTTATTGTAATATGAATCGAACGTAATTTCCTTACATCGTTTCCAATCATATATTAATAGAGTACCGTCTGGATTTTCATAAATCATGTCAATAGAACCTGATAATTTGACTTCTTCATAATAAACCATCCATTCAGTTCGATATGGTTTTAAATCGGGAAAATCAACAATGAAATTTCGGAAATAATTAAATTCGATACTATCATTTACAACAGTTATGCCATTATAATATAATTCTATATCATTGTGCATTTTTGTACCAGCTGCAGATGCAGTATCTCGGTTTAAGTCCCATAAAACTTGTATTTCATTACTTGACATGTTATAATATTTATAAGTTGGGTCTGTTTTCCATCTTTTACCATTTATAATATTAGATATAATCTCATTTGCATTGAATTGTGCGAAATGTTGATGATTCCATGTAGTTACAGATGTAAATCCACCTCTGTCTCCACATACTGTATATATATGAGGTCCTTCTTCAAATGTAATATGTTTATCTCGCTCGTGTTCATTTAACACTGCCAAATATGTTGGTGTTCCTAATATTGCTTTTTTATTTATATCTGACATTCTTATTATTGTTATAGTTCAAATATATAAAAAATATGGTTTCAATTTTACACTCTCTCTCACTTGTATATTCATATTATTTATCTCATTATAATGTGATTGTGCACTACTACTAATTCAAGCATGTAATATTTTCTTTTATTTTCTGGAAAATATTTAACCGTATTTTCTGATACATAGATGATACCTCCACATTATTTCCAAGAATTTTACAATAATAACCAATATATAAATTCTTATATGTTTCGTCAGTTTGTATTTTATCTGCATATTTAGTACACCAATGTGCACTAAAATCTATACTAAATTGGTCACATAATTGTTTAAGCCATGGTGTTAACTCTTTTGTTGATATTTTTATCCATTTACCAAATCTACTATTATCAGGAGATTTTTGATATATAAACAATGATGTGTTATATTGATTAAATGCCCTAATTGGTAATGAATTTACATTTGAACTATCAAATCCATTATCAAATAATGCATTAATTCCATCCAACAATGTATTAATAAATACAACATCTAATTTAGTCGGAACATTTGCAATGATAACATCATTAAACCAATCGTCAAAATATGAAGTAGGTTTTACAGTTGACTCATTATTTAACCAATCTAATACATGAACCTTTTTATTCAATTGTTGTTTTAATTTAAGGTTATCATTTTCTAAAGTTGTGATGCGAATTGCCATTTCTTGCATAAATCGAAACATATCTTTGGCGTCAGGAACGGTTTCTTCCGAATCTATATTATCAAATTGTTCTTTTGCTGACTTACTGAAGAACTCACATGCTGTTATATGTCGGTCTAGATAAAATTTAGAATGGTATTTACGTGAACAGTAATCACATTTAAAGGTTAATGTAGACATTTAATTTAGTTAGATTGATAATTAGATTGATTATATTTTAGTGAATTCAAGATACACGATTCAATTTTATTATTAATAACCAATAATATAATTGAATAAAATATGAACCATTATGTATATAATATGAAACAAAATATTGTGTTTATTCTATTAATATTACTATGCATTTTTTTCGGAGGAACCATTTTATATACAATGATGAAACAAATGGAAATTATAGAAGGAGTCGAAAATGCAGTCAATGAAACTACTCCTAACGTACAATCTGAAACTGAAACTACTCCTAATGTACAATCTGAAACTGAAACAACTCAATTGGATAATGTTCAAAAAATAACTACACCACAAACGACTTCAACTGATATAAACGTGACGGAATCTAAAAATCCAATATCATATAATGAGGAAGATTCAAATGTACACGCGGAAATCAACAAATTGACTGAAATTAATCGATTAACTTCCGAATTATTAACAAAATCAGTTACAAAAGTAAACGATGTTACTAAAATACAATCTGGTTCAAAAAATGAACCATCATATACATCTTCGATTTCTACAACAAGCTTATCTGGATCTACAATATAACATTTTATAATACACTTATATAAATAATCAGTTTATTATATATACTATATAATATATTAACAATAATGTCTGGATATATAAATAATAATAATGACCTATTTATAGAACCTGTCACAAAACAATATGGTAATCATATGATTATGACAAATGTACATAAACCACCCAAACACAAGTATGTAAACATAGATACCAAATTTAGAGATGATTATTACCAACAAACATCATCAAATTGCAATATTACATTACCTGAACGCATTAATGATGTTAAAACCATATCAATTACAAATGTAGAAATACCAATTACATTTTATAACATTTCATCCAGTTTTGATAATAATTATTTTAATATACACGTTAATGCAACAGACATTGTTATTACTATCCCTGATGGTAACTATGATAATAATACACTAATTGATGCTATAAATACAGAATGTCTAACACATGAACTTACCTTTACTATTTTATTAAATAATAAAATTAAAGTAATTTCTAACAATCCTACTACTATTAAACTTACATTTGATATAAATAACTATGATAATTATACATCTAGTTCAAAATTAGGATGGATGCTTGGATTCCGTAAAAATGAGTATAATATTGAACTTAATGCAACACAAATATGTGAAACCATTTTGGATTTATCTGGTCCAGTATATTTATATTTAGCAATAGATGAATTTAATAAAAATAACCAAAATACATTTGTATCACCATTATCAATGACTACATCCACTATAAATAAAAATATATTAGCACGAATTTCATTAGATATGAAAAATTATCCATTCGGAACTACAATGCCAGTAAATAGACAAAATGGTATGTTAATTAGTGATACGCGTATTTATTCAGGTAAAATCGATTTATGTAAATTAAATATTCAAGTTTTAGATAAATATGGAAAATATATTGATTTCAATGGCATGGACATTTCATTTTGCATTGAAATTAAAAATGAATAAAGTAAAATCAAATAAATAGAATCACACGTAAAAAATTGATACGAACAAACTCTATATTTCAATATATATATACTACATTGAAATATGAGCTCTACTAATAATCACGAATTATCACCAGACCAACAACGTGCATATTTAAAATATGTTCAAGGTGAAAATATATTTGTAACTGGACCCGGCGGAACCGGTAAATCAAAATTAATATCAAATTTAATTGAACATTCAAATTCGATTAATCAAAAAGTACAAGTGTGCGCAATGACCGGCTGTGCTGCTGTATTATTAAATTGTAATGCACGCACATTACATTCATGGAGTGGCATAAAATTAGCAAAAGGAACTGTAAATGAAGTGGTTTCATCAGTTGTTCGTAATAAAAATGCATCCAAAGCTTGGAGAAAAGTCGATGTACTCATATTAGATGAAGTTAGTATGTTATCACGTAAAATATTAGAAATTATTGATACATTAGGGCGAATTATACGAAAATCAGGATTACCATTCGGTGGAATACAAATCGTATTTACTGGCGACTTTTACCAATTGCCTCCAGTAGGGTCAAATGATGAACGTGAAACACAACAATTCTGTTTTGAAAGTGATGTATGGAATAAAGTATTTAAACCTGAAAATCATATTGAATTAAAAACAATATTTAGACAAACTGACCCAATATATATCAACATTTTACAAGAAATACGCAATGGACATCTGAGTGATTCAAATCAATTAATTCTAAAAAGTAGATTACATCGAAATTATGAAGATGATATGCACCTTCATAATGGATGCATTCCTACCAAGTTATTTCCATTACGTACCAAAACTGACTACGTAAACACTATGATGTTTGGTAAGTTGAAAGCAACTGAACATATATTTAATATTATACGAAAAACAAATTGTGTGACAAATATCGATTCAAATAAACCATTATCAACTGATATTATAAATAAATGTTCTACATTATGTAAACTTGATTCTGAGATTGAGTTGGATATATTATCTAATGGATTACAATGTCCGAAAATATTAAGACTAAAAAAAGGAGCATCCGTTATGTGTACTATTAATTTAGATTTAGAAAACTCAATATGCAATGGTTCACAAGGAATTATTACTGATTTAACACCAAGTGGACCAATTGTCAAATTTTCAAATGGAATTACCAAATCAATCAATATTCATTATTGGCAATCTGAAGAATATCCAATGATTGCAGTAGGTCAATATCCACTATGTTTGGCATGGGCATTAACTATACATAAAATGCAAGGGGCGACTTTAGATATTGCTGAAGTTGATATTGGAAATAGTATATTTGAATATGGACAAACTTATGTTGCATTATCACGTGTAAAATCATTAGATGGATTGTATTTATCAGATTTTAATTCATTGAAAATTTGTGCAAATCCAATTGTAACCTCATTTTATAACTCTATTGCTCAAACTTGCACTATTAATACAGTTGAATCTATATTTAATCCAATCATTCCAACAACTATTGTTGATAAAAGTGACATCAAAATCATAAAATTTTAAATAAAATATAATATAATATAATTAATCCATTCACATAATTTGTATCATTCTTTTTTATTATATTTAGTCTGGTTATATTTTATATATTGTAATAAATATACACATATATATTATATATTATTATGTCAAATAACGCATGGAAACGATATGGCGGAATTAGTAAAATAGATAGTTATAATGTAATAAATGCATCTACTATTATTGCTGACCAATATCTATCACGTTCATCAAATGACAATACATTATATTTTAATGGTTCATATCAAGTTACTGAACATTTCGTAGCCGGAAATAATTTAACTGCAGGAAATAGCATTTTTGCTGAGAAAGATATTGTTTCTATGCACGATGTGTATGCAAATAATAGAATATATTTTGGCACAACTGTTAGTAAAAATATAGACCATGCACTAGTTGGTGTGTTAGATGACCCAAATATAAGTTCATTTATAGGTGGGAATGATACAAAACTTGGAATTAATATTGATGAACCAACTTCAACTTTTCATATTATTGGTCAAGCACCAGATACTGTTGATATATTGACAGTTGAATCAAAAACTGAATCAATACGTAATATAATATCACAGAATAATAATAAAAAAGGAATAGTTATAGATAATGATAGTTTTAATTCAAACATACGATTTTACAATAAAGAAGATACCAAAGTATCCAGTACACCAGATGCTATTATAAAATTTGAATATAATGATTCTGATAATAAGGTTGGATTATTTTCAAATTATTCGAAAAGATTACAATATGAAGCATCCGGTAGTGTTTTATATATGGATACTCATGAAATGCGTTCAGATACATCTGGTAATGTAATTATAAATGCAATGGGGGATTATAAATTAAACTGCGGTAGAGGCAATTTTGAATTTACGAATGCTGGGCTTCATGTATCAATCTCAGGTGATTATATTACATCTACATCTGGCAATTATGAATTAAATGCATCTGGAGGCATATTGCAAATAGTAGATGGGAATGGGACAATGTCAGTCGACGAAAATATGACTATAACCGCATCTGGTCAGTATATGCATGTAAGTTCTAAAAATATAAATATTACATCAGCTATGAATATTGAACCATTTTTTACAAATACATCTAGAATATTGGTCGATAGTGATAATGACCCGATAAAATTGTATGATGAAACGCAAACTATATATGACAATTCACATTCACCTTTTTTATATGATGTTTTTGATAAGAACGACATTCGAAGTGGACATGCGATTACTGCAGTAGCTATAGATAATTCATCTAATACGTTTATTAATATGGTTGCTCCTAATAAAATGGGAAGTGCAATTGGAGGTGGAGTATACCCGAAAGATACAACTCGTTCAATGTCATCATTGGGATTAACTGATATGTCAGGTACATATTGTCAATCACAAATGATAATTTCTGGCAATCATGACTTTAAATATAAGACGACTATGGGAATAAATACATATCAACCAAAAACTGAAAATTTTGTATTGGATATTAATGGACCAACTCATATTGGAAATGGTGAAATACATACTGTTAAAATTACTGATTATGAAATAACTAAAATGGCATTTTCAAAGATTCATAAAAACTGTGGCATAGCTGTCGGTACCCAATATGACACTGGTATTGATGCCAAACAAATATATAATCAATATGTATTATATACTGATGATGGAGGCAATTCTTGGAATAATGGTGTAAATGCCAATAATGACTACTTTGGTAACCCAGATGCTAATATTAAATATAATGCAATTGATGTATATGATTCGAGTTATGCGGTTGTTGGTGGAAATCAATTTTTATATTTTACAAAAAATGGAGGTCAAACATGGGACCAAATTGAATATGACAATGAACCTGATGTGTCATCATATACGGCAAATGCTGTGCATATTCATGTTGATGTGAATGATAATATGTATCTTATTATAAATTGCAGTCAAAATAGAAATAATGGCCTTGTGACACATTTTACAAAATCTTATAATATAAATGAATATAAAACTAATTCAGAATTAATTCTTGCACTTAACATTGATCGTATAAATAATGAAGCTCTTGCGTTAGTTAATGAAAGTGTAATGGTTGTCAATAATAATAATAATAAAATAATAATTGGTGATGTTAGCTATACTATTGCAGATGGTACTTATACCAATGTTGAACTGATTGATGCATTGAAGAATTCTAAAAATAATAACAATGATGCATTAAGTTTATCATATAATTTTACTATTGATAGTAGTTTATATAAGATTGTTGCAAATAATGGTGCGAGTTTTAATATTGGATTCGGTACAACTGCCGCGACTTTATTTGAATTCCCTGCATACATATATGATAGTGGTTCTTCTTTAAATGACCCAATTGGTGTCACGGTAATTGGTGTTTCTAATGATAATATTATAATTGATGGTAATCCTTATACTATTCCAAACGGTACTTACACTAATTTGGAATTGATTGCTGAATTGAATAGTTTGGCGGTTGACTTATTTTCATTCTCAATTTATGTAGATAATACACTTAGTTTGATTATGAAGCCTCCATATTACAGCATTGATCTAAGTTCAACTGTTCTAAGTACATTAGGAGGTTTCGCATATGACAAACAATTTGAATCCGTATCTATGATAAGTACTCCGACTGATATTAATGATACTAATAATAATATTAGAATTGATGATATTAGTTATACTATTGCAGATGGTAGGTACGCAAACAAGGCTGATTTGATTGTTGCATTGAATGCTTCTATAAACGATGCCAATGCTGACGACATATTAAGTAACTCATATATTTTTGCAATTAATGAATCTTACAAACTTATTTTGACCAAGAATTATCGCACTTATACTATTGGAACGAATTCAACCGCTGCAACTACATTAGGATATGTTTTGGACAATAATAACGACACATCATATTCAGATGGGTATATATTATCTAACCCAATTGGCATGACTGTTATTAATGATACTAATAATACTATTATAATTGATGATGTTATCTATACTATTGCAAATGGTAATTACACCAATAATAGACTGATTGATCAATTGAACGATTTGAATGATGGATTATATACATTCTCAATTGATGCAAATAATAAACTTATATTGAATGTGATTTCAGGTGATAAATATAGAATTGGATTAAATTCAACTATGGCAACTACATTGGGATACATTCCAATTAATGCAGACAACTTTGATTTCCCCATTCCGGATGCTGGAATTAATGCAAACTTCATTGTAAATAAAATTACATCAAATGATACTCATGTATGGTTGGTTGGTTACTATCTAGATTCTCCCAACTTCATCGGTGCAATTTCTGCATACAAACTCTACTATACAGATTCCAATGTAAATTATTCAACTCAGTATATAAGTAACATGAGTTTTAACCGAACAAATATGAAGTATAATGATGTATATATTGTAGATAATCAGGTAACGATAGTAGGTAATGCACAAATTATTACTGTCAACCAAAATCGTGTTAAATATATTATCAATAAAACTAATATCAATGCAGTTTACATGCCATATTTAACATATGCATTTGCAATTGGAGACAATGGTAAATTTTATTATACTATCGATGGAGGTAACACTTATGTTGTCGTTCCTCCATCAATATTAAATACAAATGGAATGCAACATCATATTATATCTAACGAAATTAATCTAATTGGTGCATCAATGCCTGATAACAATACGATAATTATATCAACTGTCAATCTTGATGAGAATGGAAATAAATACAGTAAAATATTGTATTGTTTTTTACCAAATTTATTCAATTTAGAATCGAATGTAGTATTAGATGTTTACGGGGATGTTCAAATTGACCAATTATTAACGGTAGATGGCGAGGTTTCATTCAACTCTAATTTATATGTGAATGACAAATTGCATGTCGACTTTATTGATTCAAAGATAGATAATGGAATGGTTGATATTGGAAAAGAATTTGCACAAGTTATTAACATCGGACGTAGTAACAAAGGTAATGTAATAGGCGATTTGTCATTAAATGAAATTAGAATCGGGTCAATGGACACTAATGACAACCGTCTTAATTATAATATATATATTGGAAATCATGTTCCAGGTGAAGCATCTGAAGCAAATGTACAAAGTGAAACTATGACAAACAATATTCATATTGGTGGAGGAACAGACAATGTATTATTTAATGCAGGTAAAATAACGTATACAACAAATATTTCAGAACATCATCAAAACAAGGTATCCACTTACAATAGTATAAATTCAAGGGATGACATAGGTGATGATTTTGAGAATGCAGCACAAAATGGAAGTTGGTCAAGTGCAGGTGGAGGCATTGAAATACAAGATATATATGATGAACCGTCTACCATTTTGGTTAATGGCGCTAATGTCAATTATAATTATACCATAGTTACTGGTTATATTAAAGTTTCTGATGAACGTACTGGGTTTAACATGAAAGCACCTAGGATAAATGCACAAATTTTTCAAATTGATACCGAATCTATGATATTACCGGTAGTTAAAGCCAATTACAATCCAATGCCTTCTATGCCTGATATAAGTATAAATGATTATTACGACAAACAAGGCATTTCTGATATATCAAATGCACTTGTATCATTATCAAGTTACACTCCAACTGATAAACAGCCCATTAATAAATTAACGGTACATCCAATTGATATTAACAATATACTTATACGTGATTCTACCAATTCAAATGCATCTATGCAACGGATAGTTACCGATGTAGAAATTATGGGAAATCTAACAGTAAGTCATTCATATTCCGATATTTGTTATAATATGACTACTGTGTATGATTTGAAGGTTATGGATGATATATCATTAAATGATAGATTAGATGTTGGCGGTGATGTTTCATTTAATAAAACATTAGATGTTACTGGTAATGTGTTATTGCGTTCCAAATTAGTTGTAAATGATGATGTTTCATTAAATAGTAAATTATATGTTGCTACTACTACCAACTTAGTTGGGGATGTTTCAATGAACTCCAAACTAATTGTAGGTGATGATGTTTCATTAAATTCCAAATTATATGTTTATGGAGATGTTTCATTTAATTCCAACTTAGATGTTTCTGGTAATGTATTATTACGGTCTGAATTAGACGTTTCTAATAATGTTTCATTCAATAGTAAATTATATGTTTATGGAGATGTTTCATTTAATTCCAACTTAGATGTTTCCGGT